AGCGAGATTTATATCTCCAGAAAAAACTCCACCGGATTTATCAAATTTATCTGTTAAATTACTATTCTAAGACCAAATTTTTTAAAGAAAGGAGAAAATCCCATGGAAAAAATCAAGTTTAATAATAAAATTTTCGAACTGGTAGCAAATGGCTATCAGCTGCAGCAGGACTATGGCCGCATCATCTTCCAGCCGGGAGAAGCTACATTTGATGAGGTGGAGAAAGTGGTATCCGCAGCAACCTCAATCATTCTCCTGGACGATGCTGGTGATCCGATGGCGTCCCGTACAGATCTGGTGTATGCCGGACGCATGACCCGGCAGAAAGATTATGTAATCGGAGCCGAAAAGGAAGAAACCGGCACTGATGAGGACGGCAATACGATTTACACAGATAATGATGTGACTGGTACCGTAATGATTGCGGAGTTCAGGCTTCCGGACTGGCGTGAGAAGTATGAGACACTGGAGAAAGAGGTGACTAACGTCCAGCTTGGGATCGTGGAACTGTATGAAGGAGGTGAGGCATAATGGCAGGAGTATATGCAGATCTGGTTATCAAGCGGAGAAAAACTTACGAGCAGGTACCTGACAAGATCAAACCGAAGGTAAAGCAGGTGCTGATTGATTGTGGCCGCGAGGATCTGATCGGAGAGGAGTAAGGACATGGTAACACTGATAGTGCAGTACATAGTTGCACATTGGATTGCGTGGCTTTTTACATGTATCTCTGGAGCACTACTGGCGGCGTACCATGGTTTGTCTAAACGATTAAAAACCGAAGTGGTAAAGAATCAGGCTATTAACGCTGCAGTGCTTGCCTTGCTCCATGACCGGTTGTATCAGGCGTGCCAGTTTTATCTGGGGCGCGGATACTGCACAGTAGGAGATCGGGACAACCTGGAGTACATGTTTAAACCGTACAAATTATTGGGCGGCAACGGAACCGGCGAGGAACTTTACAACCGATGCCTGGCTCTGGAATATGGACCGGCGGAAAGAGAGGATTAGATATGATGGATTTTGGAATTGCAAGTGTGGCTGCAATTACTGTGGTTTGTTATCTGGGAGGTATGGCTTGCAAAGCCTCAGCTAAAGTCAAAGATGAGGTTATTCCGGTGGTATGCGGAGTGACCGGCGGCATCCTGGGTGTAGCTGGCATGTATGTGATGCCGGAGTTTCCGGCGGCGGATGTGATCAACGCCGCGGCTATCGGCATTGTGTCTGGTCTGGCGGCAACTGGGGTACACCAGGTAGTCAAACAGGCATCCAAAGGCGCGTAGAAGGAGGTGATCCAGATATCTCCCGTCGGCGGCCCGGGTGACGGCTGCCATTGCGATATCGCAACAAGGCGGACATAGTGCCGCCTTTACATTATAAAGAAAAGAGGACAATCCCATGATGAAAGCAATGTTATCTCAGCCGATGGCTGGCAAAAGTGAAGAAGAAATCAGAGCAACCAGAGAAAAGGCAATCAAAGCGCTGGAAGCAAAGGGTTATGAAATCGTAAATACTTTATTTACCGATGAGTAGTACAACAATGAGAATATGAAAGAGCGCGGTGTTGTGCAGATTCCGTTGTGTTTCCTGGCAAAATCTCTTGAAAAAATGTCCCTGTGTCACGCAGTTTACTTTTGCAAGGGCTGGGAACAGACGAGAGGATGCAGGTTAGAGCATGATGCTGCTGTAGCATATGGTCTGACGGTCATTTACGAAGAGTAGGAGGGAGTATTTCATGAATTTTACAGAAGCATTTAAAGCCATGAAACAGGGTGCAAAGGTAAAACTTCCAGGCTGGGGAGGATACTGGTACTGGAATCCGGAGAAGGAAACCATCATGATTCAGTGCAGACCACAGGATTCTGATAAGGGCGAGCTCCTGGATATCAGGGAAACGCAGCGTGTTGAATACACCGTGCTGAACATGCAATCGGACGAGTGGGTGATTGCTGATGAAAGTAACTGTCCTGTGCTTGGAGGCATTGCTACATTTTCATTTGCAGATGCCATCCGGTATCTTAAACGAGGATTGAAGGTGGCACGACAGGGATGGAATGGAAAAAAACAGTATATCCAGTTAGCAACAGCGATCTCTTACAAAGCTGCTGACGGCGAGATTGTAAACTGCGATCATGATGCTATCGGAAACAAGGCAATCGCATTTGTTGGCACCAGCGGCGTACAGATGGGATGGCTGGCGTCACAGGCAGATATGTTGGCAGATGACTGGATGTTTGCAGAGTAGGAGGGCAAATAGCATGGGAAACAAAGAATTTATCGCATTATGTAAAAAACATGTGGTGGATTATTTTAATGAAAATGCGGACAAGACTGATCAGAAGCGAATCTGTGAGGATGATGTTTTTGTTGTCTGGTCCTGTAAGACTCTCCAGAATCATAAGGCGCTGCTCAGTACCACTGTTTCGGACGGCATGTACTACGAGCTGACCTATAATGGGGATAAGCATGAGCTGTACTTTGATGCCTATAAAAAGTGGCAGAACATCTGTTTCGAAGTAAAGGAGTGATATCATGAGAGACATTTCACTTTGCCACCCGCGCCTGCAGCGCATTGCATCCGCTTGGATGAAAGCCTGCGCCACCGAGGGCATCACCGTAGCCATCAGCGAGACTTTACGCACCGCAGCGGAGCAGGATGCCCTGTATGCTCAGGGCCGGACCAAGCCGGGCAGCATCGTAACCAACGCCAAGGGCAGCAGCTACCGTTCGCAGCACCAGTGGGGCATTGCCTTTGACTTCTACCTCAAGATGGACATCGATGGGGATGGCAAGATCTCTGATGATGCCTACAATGACAGCAAAGGTTATTTTAAGCGGGCCGCCGAGATCGCCAAAAAGCTGGGCCTTGCCTGGGGCGGTGACTGGAAGAGCATAGTGGACAAGCCGCACCTGTATCTTCCGGACTGGGGAAGCACGCCTACCGCGCTGATCCAGAAGTACGGCACACCGGAAGAGTTTATGGCTACCTGGGTGCCGGAACGGGTTAAGACCGGCTGGCAGCAGGAGGACGGTGGCTGGCGGTTCTACTTCCGGGATGGTAGCGGCAAGTATGTGGTCAACGCCTGGTACAAGGATGAGGGTAAGTGGTACTGGTTTGACGGCGCAGGCATGATGGTCCATGATACCTGGTACCGTTACAATGGAGACTGGTATTACCTGGGGGCAGATGGCGCCATGGTTAAAGGCCTGCAGACTGCTGGCGGTAAGTGGTATTATCTGAACGATAAGGGCTGCATGGTTACCGAACCGGTAGTGCTTACACCTGATCAGGATGGAGCACTGCAGTATCCAGGCATCGCTGCATAAAAATAAAAAGGTTGGGAGCGAAACTCTCAGCCTTTTTGCGTGTTATAGTAATTTAACACCTTCTGGAATTACCGATGTATCTCATGCTATTAATACGGCATATGGATCTGGCAACATTTCTTATCACGTAGTTGGCAAGGTGTGCTTTGTTTATTTTGTATTCACTCCTAGTCAAAAATGCGACAATGTAGGATTACTTAATAATGGCGTATTACCGCTCGCAAAGGACGCTTTGTATCATAGTATATCAACCTGGGGCAACCCAAACGTATCTGTAAGTCTAGTGCAAACGATTACAACCGGTGGCCTACGCTTTTGGTGCGGAGAATCCTCTATAGGTATGCAAATTTTTGACAGTTTTTCGTATTGCATCAAGTAATATCCTTAACAATGCCTTCGCGCATGTGCAGACCTCCACCAAAATCAAAGTATGCCAAAAGTAAATTATCATGGTTGTATACTCCGAGCTTACCGGAATCATCTTTGTAAATATAAAACCCAAGAGTACCACCCTTAGTAAAATTAAGTTTGTGATCAGCGAGATTTATATCTCCAGAAAAAACTCCACCGGATTTATCAAATTTATCTGTTAAATTACTATTGGCATCCGGAACTGCGTAGTGGTAAAATGTATATATAAGAACATAGCCAAAAGGTAAGGCAATGGGATATAGTGAGAAACATAATGTAAATGTTCGATTCATTTATTCGAGTTATGCGAAATGGTATGATTATGTTTTATCTACGCCCATGAATATAGGTTCGAGTCCTATTGTTGTCATAACCTTGTGAGGATCATTAACTACATTGAGTTAGTGATCCTTTTTTATTGCCATTATGTCATACGATTCTATCAGCGGAGGGCCATACTTCCGCTTTTGCTATGCAAACAAAACCATTATGGAAATGTTAGGATAACCAAAAGGAGGGCGAAAAGGTGAATGTAGGAAAATTAATTGAAACAGTAACGGTGCTGATCGGGCAGCAGTACGATTTGGAGATGATGATCGGCTGGCTGAATGAGATTGAAGGACAGGTTCTGGACCAGGTGGTGAACCGGGCTCAGGGATATGATATTGAATTTAAGCCATTTACTGAGGAGGATATGGAACGCGAGCTGACGGTGCCGGACCGGTTCCAGGACGTCTATATCAATTATCTCCGCGCTAAGGTGGATATCGCAAACCAAGAAACGGAGCGCTACAACAATGACGCTGCCATGTTTGACGCGGCGTGGAAGGAATATGCAGCCTGGCATATCCGGGCGAATCTTCCGAAACCGGCACCCAAATTCAGAAATTATTGAGGTGGAGCATGAGATTGCCTTATTTAAGAACAACGCCGCAGCAGGCGGATAAAAGTGTGGGATCCTTCGGCGGGTTGAATACGCAGCTGGTGATCCAGGAAAATGAATTTTCGGACATGAAAAACATGTCCATAGATGGGTATCCGGCAATATCGGTCCGGCAGCCGCGCGGCGTGATCCAGAAAACAATCGGAAAACCGAATGGTCTGTTTTATAAAAATGGGTTGATGTATGTGGATGGCACGGCTTTGTATTATAAAGAGAAAAAGATTGCAGACGTATCAGACAGCCGGAAGCAGATTGTAGGGATTGGTGCTTATGCGGTGGTGTTTCCAGACAAGATCATGTACAACACCAGCACAGGCGAGCTGAAGCAAATGGAAGAAACCTGGACGCAGTCCGGAAGTGCTGCCTTCGCGCAGACCACGCAGGGATCAACCCTGGTAAAAATCACAAGCACGGGGATTGGAAAAAAGTTTTCACAGTATGATTCGGTTCTGATCAGCGGTTGCACGAACGCAGCGTTTAATAAATCCATCATCCTGCAGGAGGTGACTGATAATTATGTGGTTGTGATCGGCAGCCTTTCTGCTCAGTTCACCCAGGGCAGCAGTCTGACAATCAAACGGACAGTGCCGGATATGGATTATGTCTGCGAGAATGAGAACCGGTTGTGGGGATGCTCCAGCAAGAATCATGAAATTTATTCTTCCAAGTTGGGGGATCCGGCGAACTGGCAGTCATTTGAAGGCATTTCAACGGATTCTTATGCCGTGACAGTGGGATCCGACGGGGACTTTACCGGTTGTGTTTCCCATCTGGGATATGTGATCTTCTTCAAGGAGGATACAATTCACAAGGTTTTTGGCAACAAGCCTTCCAACTACCAGGTGTCCACATCCTCACCCGTGCGTGGAATAGCGAAAGGAATGGAGCGGACAGCTTGTATCGTAAATGAAACGCTGATCTATGCAGGCCGGGATGATATCTGCAGCTATGATGGAGCACAACCGGATTCCGTGGGAGATGCGCTGAGAAACCTTGAATTTGCAGGTGGAGTGGCGTCGCATCAGGGGGGAAAATACTACGCTTCCCTGCAGGCAGGAGGATCTTGTGGTCTGTATGTGTATGATCTGAAACGAACCATATGGACAAAGGAAGATGACCTGCATCTGGTTGATATGGTTTATGGAGACGGTGATCTTTATTGCGTGGATGTGGCAGGAAATCTTTTCACAATCAAGGGAAAACGGAAGGAAGTGATTTCATGGTATCTGGAGAGCGGAGATCTTCTGGAGGGTACAATTGATAACAAGCACATCCGGAAACTTCGCTTTCATATCCGGATGCAGCAAGGTACAGAGGTTTCGGTGCTGATGCAGTATGATGATGATCCAGAGTGGCACCGTGTAAGCACGTTTCGATCAAAAACATATCGAACGCAAGTTGTTCCGATAATCCCGCGGCGCTGTCAGAAATATCGGTATCGTCTGGAAGGATACGGAGATATGCAGCTGATCGCAATCAGCAAGGTAATCGGATTAGGAAGTGATGTGAATGTCGGTATTTAAAGAGCTGGTGTTGAGCAAAGAAGAGGACAAGAAATCTCTAGTAAAAAAACTGTATCGGTTCAGCGAGGACTTGAAATTCACACTTTCCAATCTTGACGAGGACAACTTTTCCAGAAGCTTCTTAGACTGGGAGAGTGAAAAGAAATCATTAACCAGGACCATCAAACATGATGCGGACGAACTGCAGATAAAATTTGAAGATCTGGAAGCAGATTCTTATGGGCAACTGGAACAGTCGGCTAAAAGTATAAAATTATTGGTAAATCGCGGAAGTGTAGTGGAGACTATGCTGTCAAGAATGGAATTGTACGGCGAACATATAGATCTGAAGACGGGGCATGTGACGATTGATGCTAATAATATGAAACTGGATGCGGCGGGGAACGCTACGTTTTCAGGAGCTATAACGGGCGGGACAATGAATCTGGGAAATAACTTCGCGGTCGACGCATCGGGCCATGTCGTTCTCCAGGGAGATTTGAGGTGCAATTTGCTCAATCCGAAAAAGAAAACGACGGTGGGAGGTGATGTCACAGTAGAAGGAAGCGAAGGATATGGAGGCTGCACTGTGGGAAGGACCCTTACCGGATCAGAGGCTTATATTGTGGATTCACTGAGCTGCAAAAAGGTAACGGAAACATCGGATGCACGAGTAAAAACGAATGTGACAACACTTTCGGCACCGGATATGACAGCCATATGCCCGGTTTCCTGGCATTTTAAAGCAACAGGCAAGGAGAGTATCGGATTTATTGCCCAGGAGCTTGATAAGCCGGTGAGACAGCAGAAATCATTACGTGTGGAGTATGGAGAGATGGGGGCGATGTGGGTAGCTGCTATTCAGGACAATCAGCGTCGCATTGATCGGATCAGAGGAAAGATAGAAGGGAGGGAGTAGATGTCATATTTTAGCGCGCCGACGTTGGCAAAAGATTCGGACATGGCAAAGATCCGAAGCTATATCATGCAGCTTAATCAGCAACTCCAATATAGCCTTTCAAGCTTGGACCCGGAAGACAATTTTTCTCAGGAGTTCCTAGTAAGCTACCAGGAAACGGACAAAACTATTTCGCAGCTAGAAATCAGCATGAATGGCTTCATGTCAGAATTCGAGAACCTGGAAGCAGGGGTATCCACTCAGATCAGCACACTGAATAACGAGATTAAATTGAAGGTATCAGCAGAAGAACTGTGTTCGGAAATTTCCATGGCTCCGGGGACCATAGCATTTAAGACCGGATATTTAACGATTGATGCAAAAAACTTTAAATTATCCAAAGATGGCACGGCGGAGTTTTCCGGGAACATTACAGGGGGATCTATCAATATCAATGATCGCTTTGTTGTCAGCGAAACTGGCAGCACGAAAATTGACTCCGGAGCATACACGGGATCCATCCAGTGTAGCGGTCCGCTGGCAACGGAAACATTGATCACTTATGGAAACTGTGACGTAGATGGATCAATAAGCTGCCAGCAGATGAAGGTGACAGGCACAGTAACATGCGAGACTTTGTATCAGTCTTCGGATGAACGGCTGAAAGAGCATATTGAGGATATTCCGGAAGAAACAGCACTGAGGATCGTGCTTGGACTAAAACCGGTTGAGTTCTCGTATATAGGGAGCAAAGAGCGGCAGATGGGATTCCTGGCACAGGATGTAAATGCGCTGCAGGAAACCATCGGAACAAATTTGCCACTCACAGATCTCGGAGAAGATGGGTATTATAGAATCCCATACAGCACCTATGGTGCTTTGTATGCTGGAGCAATCAAGAGCCAGCAGCGGCAGATTGAAGAATTGGAGAGAAAATTACAGTGAAATATTTTATGTATGATGAGACCCAGGTGCGGACATTGGCAGAAATCCTGAGCAAAATCAGGGTTGAGGGAGTGCAGCAGGCACGGTTCCTGGTCATGATTGAGAACATTTTGGATAAGGGAAAACTGATGGAAAAAGAGGAGGAAAAACAGGATGGCACTTGCAACAGTACAGGGGTATCTGAAAAGAAAGACGAGTCCAGTCATAACGGTGGGGAAAAGCAGTGCGAGTAGCGGGCCGGGAGTAACAAAAAATCCGACACCGGCAGTAACGCCAAATCCAACACCGGCAGCATCCAGGGCATTTCAGGCTGCAGCAAGTCCGAATACGGGGAGTGGTTCGACGGCTTCAGGCGGTAGCCAGTATCTGACTTGATAAAAC